GTAGTGGGTCAGTACTCATCAGCATCATTCTTCGCTGAAGATATATTCTTCTGTTTGCGTATGATTAAGTATAATGCTGGTAAATTAGCTCCACTAGACGTATCACAGCGCTTTAGCGTTGAATCTAGATTCGCTTTAGGAACGCTTGGCTACCACAGAATAGATACTTACCTTACAGAAGACGAACAAAAGCAAATTAAAGAACAGTATAAATAACGGTTTTTAAAAATTTGATATATTTATATACAGTAAACAAAACATAAAAATATGACAGTATTAGTAATCTTAATCATCGTTGCCGTAGCAGTATTCGTTGCTATGAAGACTGGTAAAGTTAAAGACGAAAACAACAACAACATTCCTGACGCTATTGAAAAACCAATCGAAGAAGTTAAGGAAGTAATTGAAGAAGTTATTGAGAAAGTAAAAGCTCCTAAAGCACCAAAAGCGCCACAAGCTCCAGTTGCTAAACCAGCTGCAAAAAAACCAACAGCAAAAACAAACGCTAAAAAAGCAAAATAATATATGGAAAAGATCAGTTTAAAGCTATCTGAGTTTTATCAATTAGACGCTGAATTAAATGGCGTTGTAAACCAACAAACAGGTGAAAAATTATCTAATGGTTTGTTGAGTGAAAAAGTTAAATTAACAACTAAATATTGGTTATCTGATTTAGCTAAGAAAGTAGCTGCTGAAAAAGAAGCTGTTGAAAAAGTTAAAAATGAACTTATTCAAAAGCACGGTGAAGCAGATGCACAAGGTAACATCAGCATTCCATTCTACGCTAACGAACAAGTTGACGAAGAAGGTAATGTAATTTCACGTGAAGTAAATCCTAAATTTGTTGAATTCCAAAACGAATTTAACTTATTGTTAGAGGAAGAACGTGAATTAGAACACAAAGGTTTTAAACTTGAAGAATTAGAAAGCGTAGAGTCAGATGACAACTACCCAGTATTCTTCAAATTGATTAAAGTTGATGAATAAAATTTCAGAAATATTTCAGGCGTGGGTAGCTGCGGCTAACCCTACGCCTGAACAAACTCTGATAGCTGAAAGCAGATCAGCTATATGTGATGATTGTGAACATAAAACATATGTATCTGCTATTAAATCATTTATTTGTGGGAAATGTGGATGCCCATTAAGTAAAAAAGTATTTTCGCCTGCTGAAGGCCCTAAAGCTTGCCCATTAGCTAAATGGGAAAAATAATATTGTTATGGCAAAACTTACACAAGAAGAAATTCAACAAATTAAAGAATTACAGCAAAAATACGATCAAACCGTGTTTGAGCTTGGTTCACTTGAAGCACAAATCATAGTGCTTAACGCTCAAATCGATAAACTTAACGAAGAGAAGCGCAATTTAGTTTCAGATCTTAACACAGTTGGTAAAAAAGAATCGGAACTAGTCAAATCACTACAGGAAAAATACGGTACTGGTAGCATTGACGTAGAAACGGGAGAAGTCACACCTGTTCAGTAATAGCTCTGCGGTTTACAGTTGTTTTTGGATATTTATTATTAGGTCAATCCTATTAAAATTTTCAAAAACAATAATATAAAATGGCAGAACAAATTTTATCTCCTGGCGTATTCCAGAATGAATCTGACCAATCATTAGTATCACAAGGTATACAAGGTACCTCAACAGCAGTAGTTGGTCCTACAGTATTAGGTCAACCATATGTTCCTACCTATGTAACTTCATACAGTGAATATACGTCAAAATTCGGAGAAACATTTAAGAGTGGTAGCTATTACTACGAATACTTTACATCAATGGCCGCTAGAGATTTCTTCCAAAACGGTGGTCAAACATTACTAGTAACTAGAATTATAAGTGATAGTGGTAGTACTTCAGTAAGTACTTACGCTTCTGCTAGTGTAAATGCCTTTGGATATCTTCCAAATACCCCACTTACATCATCATTCCAACTTGAAACATTAGCTTGGGGTAATGAAATGAACAACACTTCTAGTATATCTACAGGTGGTGCTTTACCAAGTGGTAGTGGTAAGAATGTTCGTTGGGAAGTAACGCAAGTAAGCCCAACTTTAGGTACATTTACTTTAGCAATTCGTCAAGGTGACGATAATGTAGCTCAACCTAACTACATTGAAACATGGTCTAACTTATCATTAGATCCAGCACAACCAAACTTTATCTCTCGTGTAATTGGTGATATTAAACCAGTTTACAGAGTAGACGTTGATGGTAGCCCGTATATTGATTATACTGGTTCTTATGCTAATGCTTCTCAGTTTGTTCGTATTAAATCAGTAACAATTCCACAAATCGATTCTATCGATAATAGTGGTGCTTATAAAGCTGCTCAATACAGTGGTAGCTTACCAGCAACTGGTAGTGGTTCATTCGGTGGTTCATTTGCAGGTGGCTTAGTAGCTACAACTACTGAACAATTAATGAATGAAAACATTACAGCAACTAATATTCAAGGTTTCTCTGGTCCTAACTACACAGCTGCTTTCAACTTATTAGCAAATAAGGATGATTACAGATTCAATGTATTGTTAGCTCCTGGTATTAGCTTTGATACTACAGGAAATGCTTTATCAACTATGATTTCAACAGCTGAAGGTCGTGGTGATGCAATTGCACTTGTAGATACTAAAAAATACGGTGCTGTTGTTTCTACAGCTGCTACAGCTGCTGCTGGACAAAATAGTAACTATGCAGCTACTTACTGGCCTTGGATTCAATTATATTCAAGCGGATTAGGTAAGACTGTTTGGGCTCCTCCAACAACTGTAATGGGTGGTGTTTTAGCATTCAACGACCAAGTTGGTGCTGAATGGTTCGCTCCAGCAGGTTTAAATCGTGGTGGTGTTCCTTCAGTATTAAGAGCTGAAAGAAAATTAACTCAAAACGATCGCGATACATTATACAATGCAAATGTTAACCCATTAGCTACATTCCCTGGAAATGGTGTTGTAGTATTTGGTCAGAAAACATTACAAAAGAAATCAACAGCACTTGATCGTGTAAACGTTCGTAGATTGTTGATTGCATTGAAAGACTTCATTGGCCAAGTAGGTAATAACTTAGTATTTGAACAAAATACTGCAGTTACTCGTAACCGTTTCTTAAGCCAAGTGAATCCATACTTAGATTCAGTAGTACAAAGACAAGGTTTATATGCTTACAAAGTGGTGATGGATGAATCAAACAACACACCTGATGTAATTGATAGAAACCAATTAGTAGGTCAGATTTATATCCAACCAACTAAGACAGCTGAATTTATTATCTTGAACTTTAACGTATTACCAACAGGCGCTACATTCCCGGCATAGGGGATGTAGTTGCTTAATATTTATTAATAGCAATTAAACAATAATATAAAATGGCTGTATTATCACCAAACGAAATAATGTTCACAGCGTTTGAACCAAAAGTTCAGAACCGTTTTATCATGTACATCGATGGTATTCCAGCGTACTTGATTAAGAGCGCTACTGCTCCTGGATTCGAAGCTGGTGAAATTATTTTAGATCATATCAACGTTTACCGTAAAGTTAAGGGTAAAGTTCGTTGGAATGACATGACTTTAGGATTATACGATCCTGTAACTCCATCTGGTGCGCAAGCAGTAATGGAATGGGCTCGTTTAGCACACGAATCAGTAACTGGTCGTGATGGATATTCTGATTTTTACAAGAAAGACTTAACTTTAGATATTTTAGGCCCAGTAGGCGATATCGTTGGTGAGTGGATAGTTAAAGGTGCTTACGTTAGAACAGCTACATTCGGTGAATACGATTGGGCTAACGAAGCAGCAATTAACTTATCAGTTACTGTAGCTATGGATTACTGCGTATTGAACTTCTAAGATATTTTAATATTCTTTATAAAAAAGGCGTCTGCTTTGGCAGATGCCTTTCTTTGTCGTATATTTATATATACACAAATAAAAACGTTATATGGCAGAATTTAAAATTCCAACCGAAACAGTTACATTACCTTCTAAAGGCTTATTGTATCCTAAAGAATCACCACTTGCTAAAGGTGAAATTGAAATGAAATA